GATGTTTTTGATCTATGTATTTCTAACAACATATCCTTGTTGTTTAGGTAATTTACTTTTGCTGTCATCCTGAAGAGTCCTCTTATATCGTATTATAAAGTACGCACATTAAAAAGTCAACTAAATATTATACCAAAAAGGAAAATATTATGGCTTTCGGCGATGGGTTAATGCAAACTGTAACTAGTTCTGAAAATTTAATCAGTGCGGCTAGTAACGGAGTTAATGTTGCTAGGAACTTGTCTAGCGCACTTAGCACAGGATACAATGGAGATCCGGGTGGAGTAATGAGCGCAATTCGCGCTGTCAATTTGCCAGAAGCAGGTGAAGCAGTTGGCGATATTGTAAGTGCTGTTGCTAGTTTCGGAGGCGATGCTAATCCTGCAGATTGGCGTGTAAGATTAAGTCTTGCTAACTGGACTAGTTTTAAAGGAAGCCCGGTACTACAACCATTAAAAGATGCAGGTGGTCTCATATTTCCTTACACTCCTACTATTAGTTTGGCAAGTGCTGCCACTTATAATAAAATTGATACAACGCATACCAATTATACATTCCAAGCATTTAAAAATACTGAACCAGGTGCAATAACTATTACAGCTCCTATGAATGTTGAAGACGCTACTCAAGGATTATACTGGATTGCAGCTGTTCATTATTTACGAAGTTTAACCAAAATGTTTGCTGGAAATGATCCGAAAGCAGGCAATCCTCCACCAATAGTGTTTTTAAATGGATATGGTAATTATGTTTTTAAAAATGTTCCAGTGGTGGTTACCGGATTTACAACAACATTAGATGCTAGTTGTGACTATATTGGAGTTAACGTTGTTGGTAGTATGTCGGGTGCAATAGAAGGTGTTGCTGATAGTGTAGGCGGACTTGCAGGTAGTCTTGGCTCTGCCATTCCTGGAATAGGAGATATTACTAATACGGTAAGTAGTGTAGCAGGCACTGTTGGATCTATTGCAGGGCTCGCAGGTTCATTAGGACTAAATGGCACCACAAGCGGCGGAGTTAGCCATGTTCCAACAAAAAGTTCTTTCACTGTAAGTTTACAACCGATCTACAGTAGAACTAGTGCTAGAAACTTTAGTTTAGATAGATTTGTTGGCGGCGGATATCTTAATAATAGTTTTGGATATATCTAATATGACAGCAAACTACTCAAATACTAGCCCTTGGTACAATACAAGTGTAAAAAATAATTATTTAGATGTCCTTACTATACGACCAGTAAGTGCAGAAGTGGATGATTATTTGTACACCATTGAACCCCAGTATGCTTACCGACCTGATTTATTATCATATGATTTATATGGTACAGCAAGTCTTTGGTGGGTTTTTACACAGCGAAATTTAGATAGTATTCAAGATCCAATTCTCGATTTTGTACCAGGAAAACAAATTTATATTTGTAAAAATAGTAGTTTAAGAAGAACATTGGGATTATAACATGAGTCTTGATAATCTTTCAGATACAATTGATTCTGCAACAACAGATTTATCTAATTCAATTAGCTCGGGTGTTAGTTCAATTGTATCTGGAGCAGCTAGTGCATTATCTGCAGTTGGTAATGCTGTTAGCGGACTTTTTAGTAGTCTCGGATCAGCATTTAAACCGATACCAAACATTCAACTACCTTTGCCAAATCCACTATTTGATTATGCAAGCTATGATTATGTATTGGGACTTGCTTGTTTAACAGACGAGCAACTGAATAATCCGGATAAAGGGTATATGTCAGGTGCTATCCCTTATCAAATTATAGCTAAAGATGCAAATGCTGATCCTAAAAATCGTGTAACTACTCCATACGGACAATTTGATTATTTTATAGACAAATTAGAAATTGACAGCACTATCGGATTAGAAAAAGGCAACAATACTAACGTACATACGTTAAACTTTCAAGTTACAGAACCTTACAGTATGGGTACATTCATGATGGCTTTACAACAAGCTGCTTGGAATACCAACCCCGATGACCCTCCTAATTATACACAAGCTCCTTTTTTATTAACAATTGAATTTAGGGGTTCTAAAGAAAACGGTGTGATGGCAAATATACCAAACGCTTCACGCAGAATTCCTTTTAGATTTAGAAATGTAACCATGACAGTAACCGAAGCAGGTGCTGTTTATAAATGTGAAGGGTTTCCTTGGAATAGTACAGCACTAAGCGGGCATACTAGTGCTATAAAAAATGATGCCAGTGTCAAAGGAATCACTGTACAAGAAGTATTACAAACTGGAGAAAAAAGTTTACAAGCCGCTTTAAATAAAAGATTACAACAACTACAAACAGATAAAATTGTTAAAAAACCAGATCAGATTGTTATATTGTTTCCAACAGATGTTAGTTCTGCAGGTGTTAATAAAACAGGCGGCGATACTGAAGACAGCACTGGAGCAACTACACAAACTGATGCATCTAGTGTAGATGCAGTAGCAAAAAAGTTGGGATTAACACAAAGTTCAGTTCCAGGCAACGGTACATTAGTTCAAGATCCTGCTAATGTAAACGGCATTGGCAAAGCTAAAATGGGATTTAGCGATACCAGAAAAGGCGATGCTCCTATTGGTAAAGATAATAAAACATATGATGATAAAGGTAATAATATACGTAGCAACAATACTGTAGATCCTAAAGTAGGTGATTTAAGATTTAGTCAAGATACGGATATTACTACGGCCATTGATACAGTGTTGCTAAACAGTGATTATGCTACTACACAATTAGATGAAACTAATATAGATGATAAAGGTCAACGTAAATGGTGGCGTATTGACACACAAGTTTATAACATTACTGATAACGATAGTAATGCTGGTTCAACAAATGATAAACCTAAAATAATAGTTTATAGAATAGTACCCTACGGAGTACATACATCTAAAACTGTAACTCCTGGTGGAAAAGCTCCGGGACTTGAAAATCTTAAAAAAGAATGTGTTAAACAATACAACTATATCTATACAGGCAAAAACATAGATGTTATGAGTTTTAATATTGAAGTTAAAACTGGATTTGCAACATACATGGGAGCATCTGCTACCAAACGTACTATTGATAATCAAGTGCAAGAATCTGCTAGCGGTGCAGATAGTGCAGCAGATAAAAACAATACAGCTCCAATGCCAGACGGAAAGAAGACAGAAAAGAAATTAGGAATACAGCCGGTTAAAGTAAATTATTCTGCAACTAGTACTGGCAGCGATAATCGTGGCGGTGGTGGTATTGGTAATGAAAAGACTCGTATTGCTCAACAATTCCACGATGCCATCACTAGCGCTGCAAGTATGGTACAGCTTGACATGAAAATTATCGGGGATCCTTATTGGATTGCACACAGCGGTATGGGAAATTATACATCTGTTCCTAGTCAATATCAAAATTTAAATAATGATGGAACTGTAAACTATCAAAACGGCGAAGTTCATGTGTCTGTAGATTTTAGAAGCCCTGTTGATATAAATCAAAGTACCGGATTATATGATTTTGGAAAGAGTGCAGGAAATAGCGTTCCTCTATTACAATGGAGCGGTATATATCAAGTAATTAAAGTTATTAGTAACTTTGACGGCGGATCTTTTACACAAAAACTATCCGGCCCACGCATAAATGGCCAAGAAAATACAGGCGCTGGAGCTTCTTCAGACGTACTAAATGTTTCAAATGAAAAGAAAGACCCTGATCCAGTAACAGAACCCAATAGCAACGGATAATAAATGTCAAATTTAGATAATCAAAGAGAAGACTATACAAATACACCTAAAGAACCTAAGCCAGGTCCGTTCCTGGCTAAGGTAGTTAGTAATCTCGATCCGTCTTATATGGGTATTTTAGAAGTTGAAATTTTAAGACCATCGGGTGGTGGATCGAGTGAAAGTCAACTACACCAAGTAAAATACATGAGCCCGTTTTATGGAGTTACTAATGTAAATTACAACGGTAAAAATAATGATTACGGGGATACACAAAAGTCATATGGTATGTGGATGGTGCCTCCGGATCTTGGCGTTACAGTTGTTGTAATTTTTATCGACGGCGATCCCAAACGCGGTTATTGGATAGGTTGTGTTCAAGACGATAATATGAATTTTATGGTTCCAGGTCTTGCAGCTACGCAGTCATTAGAAAATCCTTCGACTGACGATATGGCAGGGAATACCGGCCGTGCACCAGCAGCAGAATATAATAAATCTATAGAAGCAAATAATACTTCAAAAGATCCAGAAAAATTAAAAAAACCTACGCATCCTTCTGTAAATTATCTAAAACATCAAGGTTTATTATTAGACGACATTCGAGGAATTACAACTAGTAGTGCTAGGAGAGAAAGTCCTAGTAATGTATTTGGAATAAGTACTCCAGGCCCAATTGATAAAAATCCAGGAGCCAAAAAGTCTAAAATAGGTAAAGCAGAATGGCTTGCTGACACATTTGTCAGCAGATTAGGCGGTAGTTCTTTTGTCATGGATGACGGCGATGCCAACTGGCTACGAAAAAAATCTGCTCATACAGCACCGCCTGAGTATGCTAGTATAGATGCCGGTGACACTGACGGTAATGTAAATTTACCGGCTAATGAATTAATTAGACTTCGCACACGTACTGGCCATCAAATTTTATTACACAACACTGAAGATTTGATTTACATTACTAATAGCCGTGGCACAGCATGGATAGAACTAACTAGTAATGGCAAAATAGACATTTATGCAGAAGATAGTATTAGTATTCATACCGGCAATGATTTAAATTTATATGCTGACCGTGACATTAATATGGAAGCTGGTAGAAATTTTAATCTTAAAGTAGCAGAGCGCCATCAAACAGAAGTTGGAAAAGATAAAATTACTATTGTTAACGGTAAAGTTGCTATACAAGTTGACGGAACACAAGACGAAACCATTGCAGGTGCAGTTACAGAATCATACGGAGCTACACTTGATTTAACAACAGGCGCGGCTGTAAATATTACAACAGGCGATGCGCTAAATTTAAATATTGGCGGTGCTAGTGTAGTTTCTAGTTCAGGCGACTTTACAATTAAAGCTTCTAACACAGCAATCGACGGTGGAAATATCCATTTTAATTCAGGAATAGCTGGAGATGCAGGGTCAGCTTCCCCGGCAACTCCACCAACTCCTTTAACTACATTTGATAATCCTGCAGATGATGGTAGTACTATTAACAGTATAATGTTGAGAGTTCCTACCACAGAGCCTTACCCTGGCCATGAAAATTTAGATCCATCGAGTTTTACTCACAGTAAAACAGATAGAGAAACTGGTAGTGCAATAGATCCTCCAAATGCTTGGAAAACTTATAGTCTGTCTCAGGACACGTTTTTAAAAGGAAATAATTAATTATGGCTAATTTATATACTAAAACAGTAATACCACAGAAACATAATAATGCGCAGTCTAGAGTTCAGCGTTACAAAGGATTTAGTACAGTTAACCACAAAACTAAAAATTTTGCTTTGTATGATTTTGAATTAATCAAGCAAGATTTATTGAATCATTTTTACATACGTCAAGGTGAAAGATTGATGCAACCGGCATTTGGCACAATCATATGGGATCTATTGTTTGAACCGTTAACACCTGAAATACAAAATTTAATTTTGCAAAATGTAAATCAGATTTTTAACAGTGACCCGCGTATTCAAGCTGGCAATATCGTTATTACGCCATATGATACTGGATTAGAAATTAAGTGTGATTTAAAATATCTGCTTTATAACATTCAGGAAAGCATGAAATTACAATTCGATCAAGCCAACGGTTTATTAACATACTAGTACATAATAAACTACCCACTTAATTTAATCTAATAAATATACTTATTAGGACATATCATGAGCTCAACGGATCGACAAAATAATTTGCTAATCGCTGAAGATTGGCATAAAATTTATCAGTCATTTAAGAACGCAAACTTTCAAAGTTACGATTTTGATAACTTGCGTCGTACAATGATTGATTATATCCGTACAAATTTTCCTGAAGATTTCAACGATTATATTGAGTCAAGCGAGTACTTGGCCCTTATCGACCTTATTGCATATATTGGTCAAAGCATAGCTTTCCGTGTTGATTTAAACGCTCGTGAAAACTTTTTAGAGCTAGCAGAACGTCGTGATAGTGTTCTACGCCTGGCACGTATGGTCAGTTATAATGCTAGCAGAACAGTTTCTGCTAGAGGGTTATTAAAATTTAATACTGTACAAACTACTGAATCTGTTTTAGACAGTAACGGCAGAAATTTAGCGAGCCAGTTTATAACTTGGAACGATCCTAGTAATGTTAACTGGTATGATCAATTTATTAAAGTGGTTAACGCTGCACTGCCCCAAACACAGCAATTTGGAAATCCTGTCGATCAAGCTACTATCTATAATATTCCTACAGCTCAGTATAGATTTAATGCCAATAATAACGATGTGCCAATTTACTTTTTTAGTAAAACTATTGCAGGTCGTAGTATGAACTTTGAAATTACAAGCACTACTTTCAAAGGAAAAAGCTATGTTTACGAAGAGGCACCAAAAATTGCAAATCAAATAGCCTGCATTTATAGTGATGATGGATATGGTGCTAGTAGTCCAGGTACTGGTTTCTTTTTTAATTTTACCCAAGGTACACTAAATCAAGGTACATTCACTGTTTCTCAACCTACAACAAATCAAACAATAGATATTAATACACAAAATATTAACAATACTGATGTTTGGTTGTATGGATTAAATCAAAGTACAGGGTTAGAAAGTACATTATGGTCACAAGTACCTTCTACTACCGGCAATAATATTATCTATAATAGTTTAAATTCTAATATTAAAGACATTTATAGTGTTATTACCCGAGCTAGTGATGCTATTACATTATCATTCAGCGACGGCACTTTTGGTAATTTGCCAATAGGCGATTTTAGAGTTTATTATAGAGTAAGTAATGGATTGAGTTATACAATCAATCCTGCAGATATTATCAACGTAGTTGTTAATATTCCGTATATTAGTGCATCTGGTAAACAAGAAACGTTAAGTATTGGTCTTAATCTTGCAACAAGTGTAACCAATGCATCGACATCAGAATCTAATGCTAGTGTTAAAACAAATGCTCCACAAACATACTATACACAAAATCGTATGGTTACCGGAGAAGATTATAACATCAGCCCATTAAGTGCTAATTTACAAATTGCCAAAGTAAAATCTATTAATAGAACCAGTAGTGGTATAAGCCGATATTTTGATCTTATTGATCCTACTGGAAAATATAGTTCTACAACTTTATATGCAAATGACGGATTAGTTTATCAAGACATTTATACATCATCTGTTAATTTTACATATGTGACCCAAACTGATATCGAAGGTGTCATCTATAATACATTGTATGATATTTTGAATAGTGCGGATTTAAAGAATTTTTATTATTCAAACTTTTTAGATTATTTAAGTGTCAGTCTTAATGTTGCATGGTATACTGTAACAACAGATAGTAATTCTGTTAGTGGATACATCGGTAGTATTTTAGATAGAACACCTTACAAGGTCGGTTCTTATACTTCTACAGATTTACAATATGTTACTCCTGGCGCATTAATTAAATTTACAGCCCCAACAGGATATTATTTTAATCCTAATGCAACACCAACAACATTGGCTGCTATTCCTACTTCTGGAATACCATATGGTGGGACAACTTACTTATGGGCATCTGTGGTAAGTGTAGTGAATGATGGAACTGGAAACGGTCTAGGAACAGTTACAATTAATAATGTTACTAGCGGTGCTATTGTATTAGATAAAGTTATACCTGATGTAACAATAAATGGTATAGTACATGCACCCACAGCTACGCAGATTATTCCTAAATTTGTAACAACACTAACACCATCTGTTATAACTACAATGATTGATTTGGTGTTTGCTAATGATAATTTTGGATTAAGATACGATATTGCTACACAAAGTTGGCAAATTATTTTTACAACTAATTTAAATACAACTAATGTTTTTAATTTAGCAAATCAAGGAAGCCAGGCAAATTTACAATTAGATTCTAGTTGGTTAATTTTGTTTACCACTAATACAGAAACATATACAATTACTTCACGCAAATTGCGATATGTATTTGAAAGTGATCAAGAAGTAACATTTTATTTTGATAGTAGTTCAAATATATATGATTCAGTATCATCGCAGACTATTGTTGATACAATTAGTGTTTTAAGCATAAATCAACAACCTTATCCTGCGTCCACTCCGTTTACACAAGATTTAGTTTGGCAAATATCATCAGAATATTTTGGTCAAGATGGCTATATCGATCCTAAAAAATTAGTAATTACATTCTTAGATTCAAACGGGACTGGTATTGCTGATAATCCACAATTATTTTTAGATATTGTTAATCCTAGTAGTTCGACTTATATTGTTGAACAACTTTATAAAATATCTGAAGGACAAGAGGATTACAAATATGTTGCTAACGATCCTGTAACTGGACCTGTAATAATTGTTGCAAATCAAGCAGCAATTGGTTCATTATCAAATTATGCAAACGGATCTTATTTCTATGTTATTGATACAGATACTGTTTATCAATCAGATTTAACAATAGGACAATTACTTCCTAGTTTAAATTACAAAGTTTATATTGGTAGATCTAATTTAAAATTTCAATACAAACATAGTGCAGATTACGATTCAAGAATAGATCCAGGTACAAGTAATATTATTGACATTTATGTCTTAACAACTAGTTACGATACTGCATATCGTACTTGGGTTACATCTGGCGGAACAGAACCACTTCCTCCTAGTAGTACTGAATTGACCACTTTACTATCTTCTAATTTAAATTTAATAAAAACAGTTTCTGATGAAATTGTTTATCATCCAGTTAGTTACACACTATTGTTTGGAGCACAAGCTGATCCAAATTTACAAGCTACATTCAATGTAATGATTAATCCAAATAGTGCAGTTTCAACAGCGGATGTCCAAGCACGAATACTAATAGCTATTAATACATTTTTCAATTTAGAAAATTGGAATTTTGGAGATACCTTTTATTTTACAGAATTGAGTACTTACGTTATGAATGAATTGTCACCCGACATTATAAATTTTGCAATAGTTCCTAAACAACCAGGTTTATATTTTGGTAGTTTATTTGAAATACAATGTCCTGGAGACCGTATATTATTAAGTTGTGCTACTACAGCCGACATTGCAATTGTTAGTGGATTTACAAGTAGTAATTTAAAAACAATTACAGCTACAACCACAAGTGTTACTACTAATCAGGTAATAACAAGTTCAGTATTTGGAGGTAAAGCCTAATGGCTAATAGTAATGATGCTAACGCTGTTAATGGAAATAAAGGTCTTAGTGCAAATCTTTTACCAAAATTTTATCAAACTTCTGCTAACAAAAAGTTTTTACAGTCGACAATTGATCAATTATTCCAATCGGGATCGTTAACAAAAATTAGCGGTCTTATTGGAAGAGAAAATGCAAAAGCATCTACAGGTGCAGATGTGTATGTTGAAGCAGCAGATCAAGTAAGACAAAATTATCAACTAGAGCCTGGAATTACAATTAAGGATGCATTGGGCAATGTAACTTTTTATAAAGACTACATTGATTATATCAATCAGATAGGAGTATTTGGAGGGAATACTGACAATCACCCTCGGTTAAACAAAGAAGAATTTTATAGTTGGAATCCACATATAGATTGGGATAAATTTGTTAATTTTCAGAATTATTATTGGTTGCCTTACGGGCCAGACGCAATAACTGTTTACGGTTCTCAACAGGCAATCAACAGTACATATACTGTAGAATTGCAAGCAGAAGGATCAAATAATCAATATGTGTTCACACCTAATGGGTTCACACCTAACCCAGTTCTAAGATTATACAGAGGACAAACATACACATTTATTATTAATAGTCCAGGCAATCCTTTTAGTTTCATGACTCAAAGATCTACAGGTTCTTTGAACAGATATAAAACTACAGGTATTGATAATTACGGAGTTACATCGGGTACAATAACATTTACAGTTCCAACAACAGCACCTAGTATAATATATTATCAAAGCGAAACAGATTTAAATCTAGGCGGTGCAATTGAAATATTTAATATAACAACTGATACATTAATTGATGTTGAAAAAGTTATCTTAGGTAAAAAATCTGTTACTTTAGATAATGGTGTTACACTAAGCAATGGAATGAAATTACAATTTGGTGGCACTGTTATTCCTGCAGAATATGCTAAAGGACAGTATTACGTTGAAGGTGTAGGATCTTCGATTAAATTAGTATTAACTTCTATTCTTGAAGTAGTAAGTCCTTATACTACAGAGCAATCTATCGAATTTGATAATTTACCTTGGGATTCAGAGCCATTTGATGATGCAGTTGGTTATGCAGGATCTCTGGATTATATTACGATTAATCGAGCCAGTGCAGACCATAATCCATGGTCTAGATATAATCGTTGGTTCCATAAAGATGTTATTAACACTAGTGCTGCATTTAATAAAAATACAGCAAATCTTGATCAAAAAACTAGAGCTAATAGACCTATCATAGAATTTAACAGGGATATCAAATTATATAATTTTGGCAATAAAGCTATTTTTGACGTTGATTTAATTGATACTTTCACAACCGATGTGTTCTCGACAATTGAAGGTAGTATTGGATACAATATAGATGGTATAAATCTAGTACCTGGTATGCTTGTATTATTCACAGCAGATCTAGATCCTCTAGTAAAAAATAAAATTTATCGAGTAGAGTATGTCGATGTTAAACACTTAACTGGCGGAAGTAATCAACTGCATTTAGTTGAAGTAGCATCTCCTTTGTTAAATGAAGTTACATTAGTAAAACAAGGTGTAGCATATCAGAGTCAGATGTTTTGGTATGACGGTACAACATGGATACAAGGACAACAAAAAACTAAAGTTAATCAGAATCCTTTGTTTGATGTAGTTGATAATAATGGTATAAGTTTTGGCAACAAGTCAGTTTATACCGGTAGTACTTTTGCCGGTACTAGTATTTTTTCTTATGCAATAGGTACCGGTGTAGCAGATTCTGTTTTAGGATTTCCATTATCTTATCAAAATGTAAACAATATAGGTGATATTGTCTTTAATTTTAATCTAGTAACAGACAGTTTTCAATATAAAAAATTAGATTTTGTTGAATCTTCTAATATAAATGTCGGATACTTGTCTACTTTAGATTATGCAGGAAACATTGTGTATGTAAATGGTTGGAAAGTTAGCGAAGTTACTAATGCTCAGGCCGCAGTACGAATCTACAAAAATTCAGGTCTTACTAATAATTTTCCACTTGATATATTTGACAATATTAAGAATTTAAACGATTTAGTTGTTAAAATTTATGTTAATGGAATTAGATTAGATCCAAGTTTATGGAAACTAGTGACCAAACCGATTTACTATCAAATTCGATTAAAAACTCCGATTGCTAGTACAGATGTATTAACTATTAGAGCGTTTGCATCACAACCAATTAATGCAAATGGCTACTATGAAATACCTTTAAATTTACAAAACAATCCATTAAATGACACAATGAAAGATTTCACATTAGGTGAAGTAATCGATCATGTAACTAGTATTGTTGATAATTTGACAACATTTAAAGGATCATTTCCAGGATCAAGTAATCTAAGGGATCTAGGAGAAATCGCACAGTACGGAACTAAATTTATTCAACATAGTGGTCCATTAAGTCTTGGAATTTATCATATCACATCAGAAGTTAATAATGTGATTAAGGCTGTAGAACAAGCTAAAACTGATTATAATAATTTTAAACAAAATTTTATAAATGTTGCTAATTCTCTAGGAGTTGACGGTGATACGATTACTATTGTTAACAAAGTATTAGCAAAAATTAATGAAAATAAACCAACAGTTGCACCTTATTACCTTAGTGATATGGTACCATATGGTGCTTGTACAATAACTAATCTTACAGTTGTAGACTATAGAATTAAAAATTATCCATTAACTTCTGTGTTTACATTGGAAGCATTGAGTAATAAAGCTGTAGGAGTTTACCATAACAATGAACAATTAATTTATGGTCAAGATTATACTTTTAGCAACCAAGGATTTGTAATAATAGATCCAAGTGTTGCTTTGGCAAACGGCGATATTATCAGTACCTACGAGTATGAAAATACAGATGGGTCTTTTATTCCAGCAACTCCTACTAAGTTAGGTATGTGGCCTGCATTTGCACCAAAAAAATATTTAGATACTACATTAGTAAATCCAGTGAATGTAATTCAAGGACACGATGGTAGTATTATTGCTGCTTACAATGATTATCGAGACGATTTAATTTTAGAACTTGAAAAAAGAATTTTTAATAACATAAAAGTAAAATATAATACTAACATATTTGATATAGCAAAAATAATTCCTAGTTATAATAGATCTAACGACTATTCTTTAAATGAATTTAATAAAGTTATAGCTCCTAGTTTTTATTCTTGGATTGGATTTGTTGGAAAAGATCTAACAACTCCGTTAAATTATGATAGAACTAATAGTTTTACATACAATTATTCTTTAAATGCTGCGCCTAATAATACACCGTTGCCAGGTTATTGGAGAGGAATATATCGTTATATTTTAGATACTGATCGACCTAACTTATGTCCTTGGGAAATGTTAGGATTTAGCCAACAGCCTAGTTGGTGGACAACGGTATATGGCCCAGCACCATATACTAGTGATAATTTAATAATGTGGCAAGATATTACCGACGGTATGATCCGTGAGCCAGGCATGCCTGCAATTTATGCAGAAGAATATGCTAAACCATTTTTAATGCAACACATCCCTGTCGATGAATCAGGAAATTTAATTAGTCCATTGAATTCTGGATTGGCTTCTGGAACAGTACAGCCTAGTATCAATAATAACTTTGTGTTTGGCGACGGTAGTCCTGTAGAAACCGCATGGGTTAGAAGTAGTTATTATTCATTTAGTGTAATTGCTGCTAGTTTAATTCTTACACCTGGACAAACTTTTGGTATCTTATTAGATAGATCAAGAATAACTCGAAACATTGCAAATCAGTTAATTTATACTGAAACCGGATTGTGTATTAGACCTAAAGATATTATTTTACCCAGCACATTCTCTAGTACCAATCGTGTGCAGACCGCAGGCTTAGTCAATTGGATTGTTGATTTAATTTTTAATTATATCTTTAGTAATAATGTTGCTGGGTATAATTCTTATCTAAATGATTTGTCCACGATGACACCTCAATTAGCATATAGGGTTGGATCATTTACAAATCAATCGCAATTTAATTTATTATTAGAGTCAAAGACACCTGCAAGTTCTGGAAATGTTTTTGTTCCAACCGACGATTATAAAGTTTTTTTAAACAAGTCAACAACTGTAAAAAAATTAGTATATAGTGGTGTAATTATTACAAAATTATCAACTGGATTTGAAATTAAAGGTTATAGCAAAACACAACCTTATTTTAATTACTATTTTCCACAAGGTACAGGCAGTAAAATTAATGTTGGGGGAATCTCAGAAAACTACTCAACTTGGACCTCAGGACAATTATACGTGGTTGGTAGTGTAATTCAATATAACGGGGTATTCTACAGAGCTACAACAACTTCTACATCTACCGATTCATTTGATGCAAATAATTTTGCAAAGTTAAGTGGACTTCCGATGACTGGAGGAGCCACAGCATACTTAAAAAATAAATGGGATAAGTCTAAAGTATTATCAGTTCCATACGGAACATTGTTTAATACAATACAAAGTGTAGTAGATTTCTTACAAGGATACGGAGAGTATTTAAAAGATCAAGGATTTACATTTGACAATTATAATACGTTGTATAGTTCTGTTAATAATTGGGATACTAGTGTAAACGAGTTTTTATTTTGGACTACGCAAAATTGGAGTACTGGACAAGAAAAATGGAGTGACTGGGTCGTAAATCAACCATATACATACGGTACTGTTGTAAGATATGATGGTGATTACTATAGTTCACTTTACAATTTGCCAGCCGTTGATCATTTTGATAGTACTAAATGGCAATTGTTGCCGGGTTTAAGTAATGTTGGTGCTAGTGTTATTAGTTTAAGTCCAAGTGCAAATGGTATTAATTTTACTACCAACTTAACAGTTGTTGATGATATTACTAATAATTTTAATGCTTATGAAATTTTTAAAGTAGATGGCACTCCTATTGATTTAAATCATCTACATAGCTATAGACAAGGCAACGAAATAACTTATATACCTACGACCCTGCAGGGAATTTATGGTGCAAGTTTTTATCTAGTTCAAAATGAACATATAATTGTAATCAATAATACTACAATTTTTAATGATATTATCTATAACCCTACTAGCGGTTATCGAAGAGAAAGATTAAAAGTAAGCGGATATATTACTACAGGTTGGTACGGTGGCTTAGACATTCCAGGATTTATCTATGATGCTGCGGCAGTACAATCTTGGCAACCATGGCAAGATTATAATGTAGGTGACATTGTTAAATATGGCCCTTATTATCTACAAGCTGACCCTACAAGCGGAAATTTAATTGCAGGGTCTGCTGTACTCGATCATACCCAGTGGACACGATTGTCTGCTAAACCAACTGACAAAATATTACCAAATTGGACTAATATTGCAACTCAATTTACAGATTTTTATAGCACAGAAGTAGATAGTTTTGATAACGGCCAACAAAAAATGGCACAACACTTAATAGGGTATCAGAAACGTCAGTACCTTGAAAACATTATTCAAGATGATGTAAGTGAATTTAAATTCTATCAAGGTATGATCCGTGAGAAAGGAACACAAAACGTATTGAACAAGTTGTTTAATGTTTTAAGTTCGGATGCACAAGAAAGTTTAACATTTTACGAAGAGTGGGCAGTACGTGTTGGACGTTATGGTGCGACATCTGCATTTGACGAAATAGAAATTGTATTAAATCAGAATTCATTTAAAAATAATCCTCAAGGATTTGTATTAGTTAATAAACTAGACTCTACAATAAGTCCTTTTATTATTCAACAAACTCCTAACGACATTTATGTAGCACCATTAGGCTATGACAGTAATCCTTTCTTACCGCTTGCGGCAACTAATCAATTTTTAAGAAGTTCTGGGTATGTTAATTCTAACGATGTAACTATAAGCATTTATTCTTTAGATGCATTGAAATCTCAACCAGCTATTAATTTAACCCCAGGAGTTGGTTACACAATTTTAACACTTGGAACGACTGATTTTACCCTTGCAGGCGCATTGAGCAATACGGTAGGCACTTCGTTTGTGGCAACGGCTACGGGCAATGGTACGGGCACTGTAAAAGTTGACATAACAACTTTCAAAGAAGGTTCGTATGTCTGGTGTTCTTTTGATAGCTTTAAAGGATGGGATGTTTATAGATTTACAAATTTACATGTAAGATTTAAATCAGCCTCAATATCAAACAACATATTGACAATTACTTCTTATGATCTTATAACTTTTAAAGCTGGATCATATATTGGTATACTACAGTCTACATTATTAAATGGATTTTATCAAGTAGAAACTGTTAATTTAAATACATTCACAGTGTCTACAAGCCTGGCAAGCCTGCCGTCAGATTTTACTGAATTATTAATTTATGGACTTGTTAGTCAACGAGCTAGTTCTATTGATAATATCACAGGTATGCTGTCATCTAATTTAAAAAATAAAGATCTTATTTGGACAGATGATGCTGGTACAGGAACTCCGGCAGCTTGGATTTATAATTCTGTCTTTACACAAAGCATAGTTAATAACAATATTCAATCGACTAATTTACAATTTGGTAGATCGGTAGCTATTAACACACAAGGAAATATTGCAGCTGTTGGAATGACATCTGGTCAAATAAGTACCTACGATAAAGTTGGATCTGCTGTATCTTGGATACAGCGACAATTGGTCCCAACACCATTTACTGCTCAAAGTTCAGCAAATCCTATTAGTTCTATAGCTACTACTATTGCTATTAGTCCCGACGGCACATATATGGCATCTGGATCTCCAGCAGCAACTTATGCATCGACTTTGTATGTTGGTGCGTATAACGTGGGCAATACTTATACAGTTAATCAAATAGTATCTTATATGAATAATTTCTATAAGGCTATCGTTGCTGTTCCTTCAGGAGCTATACCTAGTCTAACTTCAAGTTATTGGAACAGTATTTCTTATATTCCTATAAGTTTAGCAGGATCTAATATTGCTGTTTCTGGGTTAGTATCATTGTACAAGAAAGATTCTAATAACATATATCAGTTAATAGATACAATTATTAGTCCATCGGCTACATTGTCAGTGGCATCAACTGAAAATTTTGGTTCTTCTTTAGTATTTGATAGCAACAATAATCTTTATATTTCTGCTCCCGGGTATGACTCTGCAAAAGGTCGAGTATACTCGTTGAGTTATGCATCTAGCACACCAATAATTTCATATTATGATAGTGTGGGAAGTTCTGGAGCATTATTAAATTTAAATTCAACATTTGGTATTCAATCTGGAATGTCAGTATCGGGAATTGGCTTTGCAACAAATCAAACAGTAGCGGCTGTATTAACACAAATTACATTCAACTCTGTTGCTAATGTTCCAAATTATATTTTAAATTCTTTAGGTGTTGCAGTAAGTCTTTCAAATATTACAGCTGGATTGAATGTTTCTGGTTCTCAGGTATTGCCAGGAGTAACAGTATATTCAACAGGAACAAACCCGATAATTATTAATGTATTATCGGTAACACCAAGTAGTCCTAGCATTGGATTTGTTACTATAAACTTTACCCAACAATCCGCTGCTCCTTTCTTAGTTGGAGATCAGATATCGATATCTGGAGTTTCAATATCTGGGTACAATGGATCTTATACAGTAACTGATGTTGGCAAAAATTATGTAACATACGCAAATATTACAACAGGAGTAGCCACAGCAAATACTGGTTCTGTACAATCAACTGTAAATTATGTATTAGTTGCAGGGCCTGAAGATTCTATTTCGACAATTTCTTCAGTATCATTTATTATTAGTATAACTGGAGTATTCCCTTCAGTACCAGGTGCAGGGCTTGTTACAATAACATTTAATAAATTACCTGCGGTTCCTTTTAAAACTGGAAATCAAATTATAGTTTCAGGTGTATCAGTTGCAGGGTTTAATGGTACATTTACCGTAGTTACATCTACAACAACATCTGTAACTTTTTATAATAATACAACAACAACATCTGCAACTGGCGGAACAATAGCAGATCCAACATTACAATTCAATGTTAGAACAATTTCAAGTCCGAGTATTGTATTGCTATCAGCGGCTCCTGATTCCACTCCTGCTGGCCCGATACAGTTTACAACTATTAGTTGGAGATATAGTTCTTTAATTACTTCTCCTGCATTATCTTCTAATAATGCGTTTGGTAATACAATAACAGTAAGCCGTGACGGATCTACATTTTTAGCATCTTCTAAAAATAATGTATATGTTTATAAAAACACAGGCTTGGGCTCACAATTACTATCTACTATACCAGTAACTAGTACATCTCTTACTGTTTCCGATACTGGAACTTATTTTGCAATTGGAAGTTTTAAAACAATTACTGAAAAAACATCTCCTTCTGCAACAATTAATGTTATGTCAAATATTGGACAAGTGAATCTTTATCAATATAATGACATTACTAATCAATATTCAGTAATACAAACAATAACAGATACCGCTTCTAGTTCTAACGGCTCTAATTTTGCAAATAAACTAGCATTTATGAATGATACTAGTACTTTGGTAATTTATAGTCAAACAGGTTCTCCAGTAACCCAAACAACAATAGATGCTGAATCTGGTTTTGAAACAACATTTGACGAAAGAGCTACAAGATTTATTTCACAAGACATCAGCGGCGGCAAAGTTGATATATACGACAACTATAATACTCAATGGGTATTGAGCGAATCACTATTAAATTCTGAAAATGTGTGGGATGGTTACGGTATAGGATTTGCAGTTGGATCTAATAATGTTTTTGTAAGTTCTCCTTATTACGCTATCAATAATAATTTAACTGGACAAGTATATGTTTATACTAAACCACCTAAGTCATATAGTTGGACACCTTATAGAACACAAATTCCAGTAGTAGATATTAAAAAATTAAAGAAAGCATTTTTATATAATAAAACTACTAGTAAGTTATTGACTTATCTAGATGTTATTGATCCAATACAAGGAAAAATTGCCGGGCCAGCTGACGAAGAAATAAAATATAAATCATTTTATGATCCAGCGATATATTCTTATTCAACTAATGTTGATACCGTAAATGTTGATGATGGTGTGTGTTGGTCTACTAACCAAGTTGGTCAATTATGGTGGGATTTACGAACATCTAAATTTTATGACCCTTATTTTTCAGATGTAACTTACAGAAACAATTTATGGAATACACTTGCACCTGGCGCAAGTGTAGATATCTATGAATGGGTATCTAGTTCATTATTACCAGCAGCTTGGGATGCATTGGCTGATACAGTATCGGGAATTGCACAAGGTATCAGCGGAACATCTCTTTACGGCAATAATGCATACAGCGTTAGAAAACGTTATGATACTAATACTAAAACATTTAAAAATACATATTATTACTGGGTTAAAAATAAATCTATAACACCGGATATAATAGGAAGAAACATTTCAGCTCAAGCTGTTTCAAGTTTAATTTCTTCTCCAAGAAATCAAGCATATACATATCTAGCATTGACAGGAACCAATTCTTTTAGTTTAGTAAACGCTGCACCGTATTTGTCAGATTCTAATGTAGTGTTAGTTATTGAATACTGGACTGTAGATAATATTGAACAAAATATTCACTCTCAATGGAAATTAATTAGTAACGATACTATTGTTGATATTCCTGCGGTAATAGAACAAAAATGGATTGATAGTTTATGCGGAACTGATGCATCAGGCAGATCTGTACCTGATACATCGTTAGCTCCTAAATTGCGTTATGGTATTGAAAATCGTCCACGTCAAAGTATGTTTGTTAACCGTGTAGAAGCACTAAAAGAATTTGTAGAACAAGTTAATATTAGTTTGTTGGCAAATCAAATAGTTAACAACTATAATATTAGTTCTTTAGAATCTTACGATAAAGAACCTACACTAATATCAGCACTATATGATATTGTGCTAGATACAGATACTGAATTACCATATGCTAATATAAATTTATTCCAAAGTCCTAGTGCAACACCTATAATAACTAACGGAAAAGTAACAGGAATTAAAATATTATCAACAGGCAGAGGATATAGTGTAGCACCTTATATTGAAATTGTTGGCACTGGTAAAGGTGCTATTGCAAAAGCAATTCTTAACTCTGCGGGAAGTATAGTCTCGGCACAAGTAATAAGTGCAGGAGAAGGTTATGACCCAAATACTACTACCTGCTCTATTAGAAACTATTCAGTATTAGTGCATAGTGATAGCCAAGCAAGTAATAGTTGGAGTATATATTCGTACGATCCTGTTAATATTATGTGGTCTAGGACATTAACACAGTCTTACGATGTAAGAAATTATTGGAGTTACGCTGACTGGTATGCTAGCGGATACAATCAATTTAGTTCCCCTGATTTTTCAGTTCAAACATTTTTTGATTTAAACTCAATAACTGTTTTAAAAGGCCAATTGGTAAAAATTCTTAAGGTAAATTCAGGTGGTTGGTTATTGATAGAAAAATATGCTGATAGTACTAGTACAGATTGGACACAAAGTTATAATGTAGTTGGTATACAGAACGGAACTATACAATTGAGTAATAGTTTATATCGTACTGAATTTACTGCTGTAGGATACGATGCTAGTACATTTGATAACGGATCTTTTGATGTTAAAGCTAGTACCGAATTAAGAATAATTCTTAACACATTAAAAAATAATATTTTTATTGGTCCTGATCTTAAACAAACATATTTAGATTTATTTTTTAGTAGTATAAGATATGCGCATAGTGAACAGTTATATATTGATTGGATCTTTAAGACAAGTTTTGTTAGGGCAACACACAATGTTGGATCTTTAAGCCAACCAGTATACTATCCAGTAGATAATCTAAGTAATTTCCAAGATTATATTGCAGAAGTTAAGCCTTATAGAACTAAAATAAGAGAGTATATTAGTCAGTATGTTAGCACAGATTTAGGCCCAACAGCAGTATCAGATTTTGATTTACCACCAGTTATACAAAATAATCGATCCACTACTATAAACACGGGTGTTACAAATGGATCTGTAACAGCAGACTTGCCAGCTATCCAATCTTATCCTTGGAAATTTTGGTTAGATAATGTTGGGTTTAGTATAACTGAATTAATAATTGTGTCTGGCGGTAATAATTATATTACGCAACCGACAGTGATTATCAGTGCGCCAACCGGCCCTAACCCTGTGCAGGCCACAGCTGAAGCTTTTTTCACTAATGGCGTTATAAATCGTGTCATATTAACATCCCCAGGTAGTGGGTATTTGTCAGCTCCTACTATAGAAATTGTTGGTGGATTGTCTACCACGGGTACAGCTGCATCAGTAGTTGCTATTATAGGTGAAAGTGTAGTACGATCGAGCTTAGTTGGAATTAAATTTGATAGAATTTCTCAAAAAAATTATATCGTTGATTTGTCTGTTACGGACACGTTTACTGGTTCAGGCTCTCGTTTACAATTTCCGTTGACATGGGCACCTGATATTCGAGTAGGCCAATCTACAATTTATATAAATGGAATTCCTGAATTAAGAGAAAATTATACATTAGCAATAGCTAAATCGACATTAAAAGGTTATACTCAGTATTCAGGAACTATAACTTTTGTATCTGCTCCTCCTATCGGTGCAACTATAGTTGTTAATTATATAAAAGATATTTCAATGTTAAATGCTACAGATAGAATTGATTTTTATTATAATCCTACTAGCGGTATGATAGGTAAAGAATTAAATCAATTAATGTCTGGTGTAGATTACGGAGGAAATATTGTTGGTAATTTAGGATTCGCACCTGGCGGTGGATGGGGTGTATTGCCTTATATGGTAGATACTTGGAGTTCTTACGATAGTACATATACAGATTACATCGTTCAAGTTGCAGCGAATACTCATAGTTTCACTTTACCATATACACCTGATGTTGGAACAAATATCAATGTTTATTATAAACAAGGATACTCTATAGCACATCCGTCAGACGGATTTACACTAAAATGGAATTATGATTTATTTGTAAACAATCCAGTAGTTACTATCTCAACAGATGTAACAACAACTAGTTCTTCAACAGCAACAGCTACTTTATTGAATTATTCTACTACTGTAGAATCGACATTAACGGCAATCGGAGGAGTTGTTGGGTCGTCAACAATAATTTTTGAAAATATTTTAAATTTAGTAATTGGTCAATATGTTTCTGGTGCAGGAGTTCCTTCAAATACTACAGTAACACAAATTATAGACAATGCAGTGGTGCTATCTAATAATTTAACAGTTGATGCTACTGGAAATTATTCTTTCTACGTATTAAGTACGGTATTAACAGTATCATCGATTACTGGAATTTCAGCGGGGATGGGCGTTATTGGTAATGGATTTTCAGTTCAGTCAGTAACAGAAGTATTAAGTTCGACAGTAAACGGTGTAACAACTTACTATGTTTATATTAATCAACAACCCGATTTCATTCCTACACTAAACGAAACATTAACATTTGTCACTAATGTTGCTGGAACATTAACTTTAACATTATCTTCTACCGCTAATTTACAAGTTGGTGATATAATTACTAGTGCTATATCAGCTATAAGTTACAATATAGTTGTTACAAGTATAGTAAATTCAACTCAAGTAAAATTAAGTAAAATTTTATATAAAACAATTCCTAACGGAACTACAGTTACATTTACTAGAACGTTGCATTATACAGTTAGAATTGGCAATAACGGACAAATTACATTGTTTACTCCTATACCAGTTGGAAGTAATATTAATATTACTGGAAGTTACGATCCTGTGCGTATTGATGCAACTGATTTTGATTCAATATCTTTGACATCTCCTACAAATCCTAATGCTATTATAACAACTCCCATTATGGGAGTAACTCCTGCACCAACAGTGACGACAACAGTAAGTGCAAGTGGTGATAGAATATATACAATTAATATTCCAAATACATTCGTTGTACAAACTAACGATACATTTATTTTACGTCAAAGCACAAGCGATGGTTCAGAAACACCAACTGAATACGATACAAAATTAGACGGCGGAAATTTAGCTTATACCACAGCAACAGGTATTGCCGCAGATGATATTGTGTTAGATGGTGACGGTTTTGTTACACCAACAACAAGCCCAGCATTAGAAGAAGTAGTTCCAGGACAAGTTGTTGATACATTAGCTTTAAAAGTATATGATAGACCTAATTCTGGCTCTGCTAATATTAAAGTAGACAATTATATTACAGATGGATTTACTAATTCTTTTAAATTAATAACAACACCAAGTAGTAACGGGGCAATCATTGTAAGAGTTGGATCTACTATTAAAACTATTAATGTGGATTATCAAATTGATTATAAAAACAATTTACTAACATTGGCAGCAACTCCATTGACAAACCAAGTAGTAAGTATATTTGTTATAGGATTTTCAGGAACTAATTTATTAGATCTTGATTATTTTGTCGGTGACGGAATAACTACAGAATTTGTTACTAAAGCACCTTGGTTAGATGCGTTTACTCCGTTAGTTTATGTCAACGGTACAGCGGTCGATCCAGTGTTTTTCAAAACAGATAATACATATTCATTAGATAATGCTATAGGTATTAAATTTCCAGCACCAGTTGCTGGCGGAGCATTAATTAACTATATCATAGTTAGTGGGTCTACACAAACATTCTCAGTAACTAATTCTGAAGTTGTAGCAACTAACGGCGGAACAACATATACACTGAATAACCCAATAGGATCATCATTGCCTAATGAAACTAACATGATTGTTAGAGTTAATCAGCAAATTTTAAAAGGTCCTGTTAATGTTTATTATACAATTAAAGATAATATTTTAGCATATATACTTGATCCTAATAGAGCACAACCTTATTCTGTTGCAGCAAACAATATAGTTGTATTAGTTGATGGAAAATTATTATCAGCTGGATCAGATTATAGTGTTGATTTGAGTGGATTAACTATAAACATTGGTAAGAATATCTATAATAAAAATATTGGAAAAACATTATTAATCAGTATCATAGCTAACGAAGGTTATTTGTATAATCCTAATACTCGACAAATAACATTTAGTCAACCATATACTAGTAATGACATTGTTGAAGTTACTAGTTCATACAGACATGACACGCTGGACATTCAACGTACTGCAATCACAGTTACATCTGCTACAAATTTAGTGCAAGGATCTGTAGAATATTACTATTATAATTTAATCAGCGGCGGATTAATAACTTTAGATCGTTCAGTAATAAACGAAAATTATATTTGGGTTATTAAGAATACTACCTTATTAGTTCCAGGTATTGATTATATTTTATTAGACAATCATACTAGTATTCAATTAACAAATGTTCCTCAATTAAATGATCAAATCACCTTAATGACATTTGGTAGTAATGTTCTAGGGCATGGAATTGCATATATGCAATTTAAAGACATGCTTAACAGAACTTCTTATACACGTTTAAGTTTAAATAAACAAACTAAACTAGCTACAGATTTACATTGGAATGATACAACCATAACTTTAAAAGATGGTAGCAATTTTCAATCACCAGGTAATACACCCGGTGTGATTGAAATTCGTGGAGAGCGTATTGAATATTTTGCAAAAACAGGAAATATTCTAAGTAGATTGCGCCGAGGTGTTTTAGGAACAGGTGTACATACTGTAAATTATGCAGGAACATTTGTTCAAGATATTAGTTCAGGTGAAACTATACCATATTCTGATACAATACAAACAACTACGGTAATATCTGACGGTACTGATCTTGTAAATTTAAATTTCACTCCTACGATTGGAAATGCAGAAGATACTATTGGAGTTTTAAATTGGTTTAAAGACTATGGGTACGCATATCAAGGAATGTTTGATGTTGGGTCTACTTATGTTCTTAATGATGTAGTTGTATATAACAATTCTTATTATTACTGTATAACTCCAGTATTAAATGTATCTAACAGGGCTTTAATTACAACAACCACCGCGTCTGTTATTACTAGTCAATTAAACAACGTATTAACAGTTATATCAATAATATCAGGCAGTATTGGTATAAATCAAGTAATAAAAAATACTACTACAAAAATTGTAAATCAATTGACCGGATCATACGGTGGATTAGGAACATACACAGTTAGCACATCGGTATCTAATTTTAATTTGCCAATAAGTTCAATTACGCAAAATAGCGGATTTGTAACATTAAACTTTGTAACACAATTAACAATACCTTTTACAATAGGCACAGGAATTTATGTTACAGGAATAACACCTAACGGTTATAATGGGTATTATGTTGTTACTAATGCAACAACATCTTCTGTCACTTATGCAAATAAAACAATAGCAACAGCAACTGGTGGTAATGTATCCACAACAACATTATCAACAGTAGTAATGGGATATGATTATAGTCCTGATAATACCGCATATTGGTCTGCATATTCTACAACAATTCCAGTAGGATACGGGCAAAGTGATCAATTAGAAGTTTTTGTAGGCGGATACAACGATACAGCAATTTGGTCATCGGGAGTTAATTATGCTGCAGGCACAATTGTCAATGTTGGTAACTACACATATAAATGTATAACTACACATACAAGTGGTACAACATTTATTAAAGATTCAGATAACTGGACATTCTTTATAGGAAATATTAGATTACAAAAACGTCCTTATAGCGTATTCAATATAAACAAAGCTCCTTACAGCCCAGCCGGTGATATAAGATTTGATGCAGATTTCTCAGTTAACGGAACTACTAATCAAATTAGATTAACTAATTTGGTAGACGTAGGCACTCAGATTACTGTAATTAAACGTACAGGAATACCTTGGGATAGTAATACAAGTATTTTAAATGATAATAGTAAAATTGGATCATTTATTAAAGCTAATACTGGTATCTGGTATTCGACTTATAAAAAAATAAGTAATACAGTAACCGCTACAAATCAACAAGCAGTTCTAGGAACATTTGATAACGGAACAGCTAGCTTAGATAGCAACACTACAACATTCGATCAAGGATAATGAAATGACGCAACAGATAATTAATACAGGAAATGTAGCCAACGATGGTACAGGTGATACTTTACGAACCGCTGGTATAAAAATTAATCAAAATTTTTCTGAACTGTATTCAGATTTATTCATCCTTCCTAATCAAGCAAATAATGCTGGTAAAGTATTATCTACTAATGGGCTTGTAGTATCTTGGCAACCGATAGCAGCAACTAACGGGGTTTTGACCACTGGGAACTACACTGATCCAAGTTGGATTACTAGTTTGTCCTATAGCAAACTATTAAACGCACCTGCATTATCTATTGTAGCAACAAGCGGAAGTTATTTAGATTTAATAAACAAACCTACTATTCCTGCAGCATATATTTTACCTGCATCTTCATCCAACACACTCGGTGGAGTTATTATTGCTACAAATGGAGGAATTACAAATAATACAGGCGGAATTAACGGATCAATTAGTTTAACACAAGCGAGTACTACACAAATTGGCGGAGTATTAGTTGATGGTACTACAATTACTATGAATAGTAGTACTGGAAAAATAAGCGCAGTTCAATACACATTGCCAACAGCAACCGTTGGAACTAGTTTAACTGGAACACTTGGAGGTGTAAAAGTTGACGGATCAACAATTACAATTGGTGCAGGTGTCATATCTGCAGTAGCTCCGACTAATATTACAGGAAATTCTGGTACAACAACTAAATTAATTGTACCTGTTACAATTAACGGTGTAAATTTTGATGGTAGTAGCAATATTACTGTACCGGCATCGGCTAGTACACTTACAGGAACAGCATTAAATTCAACAGTTGTTTCTTCAAATTTAACTAGTGTTGGTACATTATCATCATTAAATGTCACAGGTAATACTGTAATTGGAGGCAATTTAACAGTAACAGGAACAACTACTACTACAAATACTAGTACACTTACTGTAACAAATAAAACAATTATTGTTAGTAGCGGAAGTGCTAGTAGTGCAACAAGCGATGGTAGTGGTCTAGTAGTAAATGGTCCAACTATTCCGGCAAGTATTTTATATACAGCTGCATCTAGTAGTTTTACTAGTAATATTCCATTTATTGCCAGTACTTTTACAGGAAATTTAGTTGGTAATGTAACTGGTAATGTAACTGGTAATGTAACTGGTAATGTAAGCGGGACCGCAAATACTATTACAGGAATATATAGTGGTGCAATAACTAGTAGTCAAATTACTACAGGTCTTGGATATACTCCATTGCAAGCAACTAGTCTTAGCGTTACAACTAATAGTGCAAGCGGCAACGGAAGTTTAGCATATAGCGGAGGGATATTTACATTTACACCGCCTAATTTAAGCAGTTATCTAACTTCAATCACTAGCAATCAAGTAACAACCGCTCTTGGATATACTCCATTGCAAGCAACTAGTCTTAGTGTTACTACAAACACTGCTAGTGGAAACGGAAGTTTGAGTTATAGTGGTGGAGTATTTTCGTTTACTCCGCCTAATTTAAGCGGTTATTTAACTTCAATTAACAGTAGTCAGATAACAACTGCATTAGGATTCACTCCTTACAATGCAACTAATCCTGCAAATTATATTACAAGTAGCAGTCTTAGCGTAGTTACAGCAAATGCAAGCGGCAATGGAAATTTAACTTATACTAGCGGAACATTTACATTTACTCCGCCAAATTTAAGTAATTATTTAACAGGTATTACAGGAACGCAAGTAACAACCGCACTAGGATATACTCCGGTACAGTTAACTCAGTTTAGTGTACAAACAAATAGCGCAAATGGATCAGGAAGTTTAAGTTATAGTAACACTACTGGTGTATTCACATTTGTGCCTCCAGTTATTCCAGTTATTCCAACTTACACGGTAACTACAGCAAGTGCAAGTGGTAGTGGTTCATTAAATTTAAATGGAACAACATTTACATTCACTCCACCAGTAATTCCAACTTACACGGTAACTACAGCAAGTGCAAGTGGTAGTGGTTCATTAAGTTTAAGCGGATCAACATTTACGTTTACTCCGCCAGTCATTCCAACAATTCCAACATATACAATCACAACTAATAGTGCAAGCGGAAACGGATCTTTAACATTAAATGGAACAGTATTTACATATACACCTCCTAGTATTACTCCAACATTTAGTGCTCAGAATGCTAATGTAGTACTAGCAGGTCCGAGTACTGGTGCAAATGCAGTTCCAACATTTAGACAATTAGTTTCTGCTGATTTGCCTACAGCAACAACTAGTACAGCGGGTGCAGTAATTATACCAGCAGTATCTACAAGTGGTATTAATAATACAAGTGGTACAATTGGAATTGCCACAGCCTCAACTACTCAATTGGGTGGTGTTAAAATTGATGGCTCAACAATTACAATTAATGGTAGCGGTCAACTAGTTGCATCAGCAAGTGGAGGTGCACTGAGTAGTAGAACAACAGTTTCAGTTACTACTAGTTCTTTAGCTTCTGGAGGATACACAACATCAACCGTGACAGCTGCAAAAGGATACGCTCTGTACAGTATTCAAGTTTCAGCAGGGGCATGGGTAACAGTATATACTAGTTCAACAGCTCAAACAAATGATACTAGTAGAAGTATAACAACCGATCCAACACCAGGAAGCGGAGTAATTGCAGAAGCAATAACAACTACCGCTACTACAACTTATTTTACTCCAGCAGTATTTGGTTTTAATACTGATGGCACCATTAGTTCGAACATGTATTTAAAGATTTATAATAATAGCGGATCAACTACAGCTATTACGGTAACAGTGACGTACTTAAAATTAGAAAATTAATATGGACTATACACAAACATTTCAAATTAGCATTTATCTTAACAATGATATCCATGATAATGGAATGACATTAAAAGAGTATGCTGATGCTGTACTAGCCGGGACACATCCGATATTAGGCCATGACGAATTTAATTATCAGTTTGGTACAACTGATGAAAATATGAAACTAGTAAGCGATTGGGCAATTTCAAATAATTTAAATATTATTTCTGCAGAATCTGCTATAGCAACTATAAAAGTCCAAGGAACATTAGGTCAGCTTTGCAATTTATTTTCTGTAACGGTTGAAGAAATAGTGGACGACGCCAGAACTTATATAAAAAATACAACGCCAGTTGTAGTACCGACAACAATCGCATCGGCAGTCAGAGATTTATTTGGTTTTGATCAAAGTTTTATTGCAATAAATCATGCTGTACAGCATGATGGATCTGCTCCTGATTTAGGAAGTTCCTATGGAAGCAGTGCGGTCACTCCTATACAAATGTGTACGGCATACGGAGCACCTACCGGAGACGGGTATGGAGGCTGTATTGGAATATTTGAATTAACATATAGCGGTAGTCCCGAAGGATGGCAGCAACCTGATGTTACAGCAAGTTTTAGTCGTATTGGGTTGTCATCTCCTAGCATAACTACAGTACTAGTCGATGGTGTTACTTTAAATTCTACATCAACAGCTGAAAGTATGTTGGATATTTATTGTGCAGGTGCAGCAGCACCTAAAGCAAAAATAGTTTATTATATTGGACAAAATGGCGGAAGTTTAACAGACGTTATCAATGCAGCAGTAAATGATACAACTAATAATCCGGATGTTTTGAGTATCAGTTGGGGGTTAGGAGATGGTACATCTTTAGACACAGCGTTTCAAGCCTGTGTAGCAAAAGGAATAACAGTTTTTGTTAGTTCAGGAGACAGTGGCGCTGTTAATCTAAATATGGCAGCAACAGTATGCAGTCAGTACGTAGTGTCGGCTGGCGGAACAAATGTGACACTCAACGGGTCAAATCAGCTTACAGCTGAAGTAGGATGGGGAAATTCTGCTGGTACAGGCCAAGGCGGAGGTGGTGGATCAGGTGGTGCAAGTGGCGGCGGAATGAGTGCTAGTATTGCAGTTCCTAGTTGGCAAACAGGATTAAAATATACAACTACTACAGGTAGTAATACATCAGGTTTAGGCACCGCGACAGCGTTAACTTATCGGGGTGTACCCGATATAAGTGCTCCAGCAGATCCATCGACGGGGTATCAATTCTATGTTGGCGGCACTAGTAGTGCTCAAGGATCATTTGTTCAATATGGTGGGACTAGTGCGGCTGCTCCATTCTTAGCTGGATTATGGGTAAGATTGATTCGATTATTAGGATATAGGATTCCATTTAATATGGCAACATTTTATTCTAATTCAGTTTCTCAATCAGGAGTGATACCTTCATTAAATCTATGTAATGATGTAACTACTGGTAATAATAGAGACGGTTATACTACAGGTTATGTTAGCACTACAGGATGGGATGCAGTTACTGGATTAGGAAGTCCGGCAGCTAGCAACATTTATCGTTATTTTCACACAGGTTCAACATTTCCTAAGAAAAATTTTGGATTTAGATCTACAACAGGCCCGGCATATCCACGTATAACTACGGGTGTAAGGGTAGATTAAACTAGCACATTTTAAACATTGATAAATATTAGATAAAGAGAGTTAATTATGCAGACACAAGATCAAACAGGAATCCATATAGAAGGACATATTAAAATATATGATCCGATTTCTCAAGAAGTTTTTATTAATAAACGTAATGCTATTCATTATGAAAATATGAGTATTGCACTTGCACAATCGTTATCTAATAACACAACCGGTGGATATGTTTATCAAATGGCTTTTGGTAATGGTGGTACAGCTATTGATCCTACTGGAATTATTACATATTTGACTCCAAATAGTACAGGAAGTAATGCAAGTTTATATAATCAAACGTATGCTAAAGTAGTTGACGGAAATAGTAGTACTAATACAGATCCAACAAGAAATTTTACAGAAACAAGACATACTACTGGATCAAACTACAGTGATATTTTTGTAACTTGTTTACTAGATTACGGTGAACCTGCTGGACAAACAGCATTTGATACTACGAATAATAATGCTAGTACATTTACATTTGACGAATTAGGATTAGTAAGTTATAGTACTACTGGCCAAAGTTTATTATTAACCCATGTAGTATTTCATCCTGTATTAAAAAGTTTGAATCGATTAATTCAAATTGATTATACAGTAAGAATTCAAAGTTTAACTGGCCTAGTGTCAGTTTAAGGAGTAATTATGCCATATTCTATTCCTTATACTGATACTACTAATCCAAATAAAGTACCAATTTTAGTTGCTGACGGTACAATTAATACTACAACTAGTTTAAAATTTGTAGGGCAAGCATACCCTAGTTACGGTGAACCTATTGCAGAAGATCTACTGCACTTATTAGAAAATTTTGCAGCACCTACCAGTCCATCGAACCCAGTTCAAGGTCAACTGTGGTACGATACCAGCTCTAATATTTTAAAAGTATATGATGGAGTTAATTGGACAACAGCTGGAAGTTTAAAGAAAAGTGCTACAGCGCCTGCTGTAGCAAATAGTATTGCCGGCGATTTGTGGGCTAATACTAATACTAATCAATTATTTTTATTCACAGGTAGCAGTTGGGTTTTAGTTGGTCCTCAATATAGTGCTGGAACACAAACAGGACCGATTGTTGAAACAATAGTTGATACTAGTAATATTACTCATAATGTTGTGTCAATGTATGCTAATAATTATAGAATAGTTATTATTAGTAAAGAACAATTTATTCCTAAATCTACAATAACAGGATTTAGCACAATCTATCAAGGTATAAATTTAAGTACAGTCGATTCTGCAACAACAACAAGTCTTAGTCGCTTTTGGGGAACAGCTAGTTCTGCAGATTCATTATTAATTAGTAATAAATCCATAGCTGCATCAAACTTCTTGAGATCAGACACGATCAGCACAACTAATTATTCAGTCAATATTAGAACAGATTCTGGTATAAACATTGGTTCTAATTTAGGATTAACATTAGGTATAGCCAGTGGATCTGCTGCATTGTATTCTAGTAATACCGGTGGGAATTTTAATATTAAATTAACTAATCTTGCAGGAGCATTGAATACTATTATTCACGTAGATCCGTCAGGATTGGTAGGAATAGGTACTAACAATGTGTCTCCGGCTTCGGAATTAGATGTAGCTGGTACAGTGACAGTAGCAACTGGTATTAATATAAAAGGAACAGCAGACGCATCGTATACTGTAGGCACATTATTTACAACATCTTCCGGCAGTATAACAACTCAAGGTGGTGCAGTTATTGCAATGAGTGCAATAGTTGGTGATGATTTGACAGTTTATGGACAAGCTATTTTGAATAACCTTGATGGAACTAATACTCCAAGTGCAGGTGCAGTAATTGTTCCAAATTATTCAACAGATTCTACAGAAGCATCAACATTGAATATTCCACTAGTTACATCTGGACTATATGATATAGGTACAAGCACTAGACCTTTTAGGAATATGTATGCTAATAATTTTTCAGGAAATTTTTCAGGAACATTTACTGGAATTTTAGAAGGAAGTGCTAGCGGTTCTGCAGCTTTTTTAACTAGCCCAACAGTTTTTAGTTTGACGGGAGATGTTTCAAGTAATTCTGTTAGTTTTAATGGACAATCGAGCACAGGAACAGCTGTCTTTACAACAACATTAGATCCTAATTTTATTGCTAATAAACCAGCAGCAACTGATTCTTATACAACTGATACACTATTAGTTTATAGACCAGGGGTAGGTCTAGTAAGCATGGCGAAATCTGTATTGCATAATCATTTGGCTGTAATTCCAATTGGAACAATACTGCCATTTGCAGGAATTTCTATACCATCTGGATATTTATTATGCGACGGATCGGAGATACTAATCTCTACATATTCTCAATTGTACAGTGTTATTGGATATTCTTATAAAAATCCAAGTTATTTGCTAGGACAAGGCACATTTGCATTACCTGACCTACGTGGGCGTTTTCCGTTAGGTGCAGATAACATGAATAATTATAATACGGTTCCTAGTAAAACTGGAGGAACATCTATTACAACAACAACTGATTTAAATGGAAATCCTAGTACAGCAGCTCACCGTGTAAATGATGTATCGGCTACTAGCGTTGGTGCGGGAAATACTAGTGCAACTGGGTTTGTAACATTAGCATCTACGAATTTACCACAGCATACTCATACTTTACAAAGTAATGCCGGTATTCAATACTATGCATCGAGTCCTCCAGGCAGTGCTGCAGATGGACAAGCTGTTAGTGGTTATGGTATTACAGCCGGTAGTACTGGTGAAGGACTTCCTAACAGTGGTGGAGTAACTGGTGCAACCGGTGTAGCTGTTAATGTAATGAATCCTTATCAAACTATCAATTACATAATCTTTACTGGTGCTATATAATGAGCTATACTATCAAACTTACCAATGGAAATACGTTAACAACTATTAATGATGGAACTGTTAACCAAACATCTACTGATTTAACTTTAATCGGTAAAAATACTACTAGTTACGGTGCATTTTTTAATGATAATTTTGTTTGGTTATTAGAAAATTTTGCCAGCACTAGTCAGCCGAACTATCCATTAATTGGGCAACTATGGTACGACACAAATGAAAATCGTTTAAAAGTATATAACGGAAATAATTTTACTACAACTAGCGGAACAATTGTATCATCGGTAGTACCTAGTAGTATCAGCAGTGGTGATTTGTGGATTAATAATTCAACAGGCCAGTTATATTTTAATGACGGATTGAACACTATTTTAACAGGTCCTGCATATACTACTACTCAAGGAACTAGCGGATTTGTAGTAGAGGATGTTATTGATATTGCCGGTGTAACCCATACAGTTGTAGTTTTATATGTTGCTCGTACTATTATTGGAATTTTTAGTAAAGATACATTTACTCCGGCAACAGCTATTCCAGGATTTACAAGTTCTGCACAAATTACAGCTAGCCAATCTGGAAATATTTTAACGGTTACGGCAATATCTAACGGTAGTTTAAGTGTAGGACAGACTATTTCAGGTATTGGAGTAGTTCCAGGAACTACAATTACTAGTCAGCTTACGGGCAGTACAGGTAGTACAGGTACTTATACACTAAGTAATGCGTCAACTGTAGCATCGACTACAATGACAGCATCTAGTAATACTGTTAATATTGGTTTTAATACTGGAACATATCCGGGAGTATTGTTTAATGCTGTGGCAACACAGGCACAATCGCTACTAGCAGCTGATGGAAGTTTAAAAACAGCTTCTAGTTTCCTATCAACAATATCAAATTCCACTACATCTGGACAAATTAGTATTCAAAATAACACACCTTTGATACTAGGTACCGGATCTAATATTAAATTTAATATTGACAATAATAGTAATACTTTCCAGATTAACTCTAATACTACAAATTTAAATTTTGGTATTAATTTACAAACTGGTGGTACATTACAAAATAGTTTATATATAAATGCACAAAATCAATTTGTGGGAATTTATACATCAAGCCCAACTGCAACATTAGACGTTAATGGAAATACCGTAATTAGAGGTAATTTAACAGTTCAAGGTAACACTGAAACTATTAATAGTACTACAATTAATATTGCTGATAAAAATATTACACTTGGTGCTACATCGGTACCGACAGATATCACAGCTAGCGGCGGTGGAATAACATTATCTGGCACAACTACTAAATTTATAGATTGGGCAGCTACTGCTAGTTCAAGTTCTACAGCAAATAGCGGTTATTGGAATTTATCGGATTTCGTTAATATTTCTACTTCCAATGGCGGTGCCGGATATTATATTAATGGCACTAGCGTATTGAGTACAACAGCACTGGGCACTGGCATTACATCGGCTCCTGGGCTAACTAGTATTGGAGCATTAACAGGACTGCAAGCCGCGTATTTAAATATTGCAAATAGTACAGTATCGTATGTAAACTCTGGATCAGCTAATGGTACAATATATTTGGTTGCTAAGGGATCTGGCACTGTCGATGTTGGTAGTACTAGGATTACAAATGTATCAACACCTTCCAACGCCACCGATGCATCTAACAAAAGCTATGTAGATACAGCAGTATCTAGTATAAATTTAGGGTTAAGTTTGACTACAACAGGGTTAACTACAGCGCAAATTGCTACAAATTTAATTAATAAGATTTTTCCAGTATCAGAGCACCAAAACGGCACAATACTTAGAATACAATGTAGCGATAGTACTATAAAACAGTACCAACTATTGGGCGGAGTTTGGACTTATCAAACTAATTTATAAGTTAAAATAGCATAAATACTAGGAATAAGGAACGAGCGAGATGTCATATACGATTAATCACTACAATGGTACACTATTAACTACAGTTGCAGACGGTACTGTTGATACGTCTACGGATCTTACCTTAATTGGTAAGAATTATGCTGGATACGGACAGTCACAAAACGATAATTTTGTATGGCTACTAGAAAATTTTGCAAATACAACACAACCGCCTAACCCGCTAAAAGGTCAAATTTGGTTTGATAGTGGAAATAGTAAATTAAAATTCTGGGATGGCAGTAAATTTAGAACAACCGGCGGTGCCGAAGTAGGATCAGTACAGCCGAGCGGATTAACTCAAGGCGATTTCTGGTTTGATACAGCAACTAATCAGTTGTTTGCGTATACTGGGTCAACATTCCAACTAATTGGACCACAGGGTGTTGCTGGCCAAGGTTTAACACAGATGCAATCTATCAGTGTTAAAGATTTAGAAAACGGAGCAAACCACGCTGTTATACAAGCTGTTAATAATGGAAATGTAGTTTTTATTATTAGTTCAGATGGAGCATTTACATTAGACCCTTCGGTTAATGCTATTACAGGATTTGATAAGATTCAACAAGGTGTTACACTAGCTTATACAAAAAATGCCGATAACGGTGTTACAGAAAATAATGTTAACTACAGATTTTGGGGCACAGCAACAAACTCAGATCGTTTAGGTGGTATACCTGCTTCTAATTTTTTACAAGCTGGTAATGCAACATTTTCACAAACTGTAAATTTTGCTGATGTAGGATATACAGTAGGTAGTCCAGTTAAATTACAGGTATTTAATAATTCGAATACTAGCTATCCAACTATTCAAAACATTTATAATGATACAATTATTTTCCAAACATCTGTATCATCGATTACAAAAACTCCAATGACGTTAAAGGGTACCGATGTACTTCCAGGTGCAACTTTAACTAGTAATTTAGGAAGTTCTAGCTTGGTATGGAATAATGTTTATGCTACTAATTTTGTAGGTACTGCTACAAATGCAAATTATTTAAATTTAGGCGGACAGTTTGTAAGTGCAACTACAGCAAGTTCAGCAACTAGTATTGTTGCTAGAGATAGCAATCAAAATATATATGCTAATACATTCTATGGAACAGCAACAAGTGCCAATTATGCCGATTTAGCAGAAAAATATCTTCCTCCTCCAAACACAACTTTAGATGAAGGTACTGTTGTAAAAATAGGCGGTCCTGCAGAAATTTGTACAGCTACATATGGTGATAAAGCAATTGGTGCAATTAGTACTAACCCTGCTTTTAAAATGAATGAAAGTTTAAAAAATGGCGTGTATGTTGCGTTAAAAGGCCGCGTTCCAGTTAAAGTAATTGGCGGATGCTCAAAAGGAGATACGATGGCTCCATATGGCGACGGCTTGGCAGCTAGTATAAATGTCATGTTTAGTCCTGACGATAATCAGCCAATTTGCTTTGCTGTAGCTCTTGCAGATTGCACAAGTACAGATATCACTTTAGTAGAATGTGTAATTTTGTAAAACTAAATAAAGTTCAATAAAGTTTAAAAGGTTAAAAGATGGCAAGTCAGGGATCAAAAATTTATGCAACTGATTATAATATTATTCAATCAGCAATCGCATCTGTGCTAGGTGTTGGTTCTGGCACATCTGGGTATGGGTTAACTAGCTCAACAACACCTGCTCTTAACAGTTCACAAATTATTGGAAATCCTACGATTACTACTACTCAATGGAGTAATTTACGACAAGATTTAATTAACGCATATACACATCAAGGATCTCCAGGGTCTTTGACAATACCATCTGTTCCTACTAGATCAAATAAAGTTACAGCTAGCGATTATGCATTATATCTGGCTCTTAGTAATGCCTGCACATCTAATAAATTGGCAATTCCGCCAAGTCCACAAGCATCGGCAGTTACATTTTCGACTGGTACTAGAACTACAGCATGGAATGGAACAATTACTCATACAGTTGTAATGACATTCTCTGATGCAAATCATGCTAGATACTATTTTAATGCCGGCGGATATATCACATTCCAAGCTAGTTTAATAAATTATCCAGGATATCCAGGATACGGCACTGCAGACGGCAGCTATACAAAAAATAGTGACTGGAACATGTTATTAAGTAACATGGGAACTACTACGTTTGGCTACAATAGTACTACCAATAGTGGAAACGGAACCGGCCAGACAATTTTGTCTAATGTAGGATATTATCAATTAACTACTAGCAGTCAAAATATCTATAGAAAAGTTACAAGTAGTTCGACATATACGCCAAACCAATATGACATTTATGCTTATGTCGATGGTACTGGTGCGGTATTGACATTTAGTATACAATTTCAAGATCTATCAACAGCCCATTCTGGAAATCCTTATTCCACTGATTGGAATGTAGAAGGTACTTTGACTAGCCTTGTCAAAGGATATTATGCATCTGGATCATATGTGTCTGTAACTCCTCCTTCAATTAATAGTGCTAATCCTACAATAGGATAATCAGGTTCTATATAACCTAAATCATTGACAAGCTAACTACTGTACTGTATTATTGTACACTACGGAGTTTGTTATGGATGAAAGAATAGAAAAAGCATTTGGTGTGGCTAACTTCATGGCCACACTATCAAATCAAAAACGCATAATTTTAGAAGAATATAATCAACAATTGATACATTATATTAATGGTGCAACATTTCAAATTAGCACTGATCTTATAAGTTTTATTAAAACATTAATCGATTTAGGAAATACAACAGATATTGTCCTAGTAGACAGTAATAATTTTCCTGTGCTAATAGAAGATTTAAATGTTTTTCTAAAAGACATAGTTGATGTGTACGTTTCAGCTACTAACACTTACGCTATACGTTTTAATGAAATTAAAACTAAGCGAAAAATTGCAGATATTGTTGATCTATGAGCTCTGGAATTTTAATTTTTGCTCAAAATAATTCAGAAGTTGACTACATTAAACTAGCAGTGTTTTCTGCCAAACAAGCTCAAAAATATTTGAATTTACCTGTAAGTATTGTTACAGATGGTCGTACATGGTTAGAAAGTAATTATCCAACACATCCGTTTGATCAAATAATTGAAGTTGACTATACTCCTATAGTACAGCGTAGGCGATTTAATGACGGCTCTTTAAGTTCTAAAGATCTTGATTGGAGGAACTATGCTAGAAATCAAGCATATGATCTTACACCGTATGATCGCACATTGGTCATAGATAGTGATTATATCATAAACAGTAGTGTGTTAGCACCAGCATTTCAATTAGATTATGGTTTACAAATTTACTCATCGAGTATGGATCTAGCTAGTTGGAGATCGACTACTGAATTTGAAAGAATAAATCCTTATAGTATTCCGTTTTATTGGGCAACTGCATTTATCTTTGAAAAAAATCAATCAATGCAAAGTTTTTTTGATATAGTGGCTTATATTAAATCTAATTGGAATTATTTTAGAGTGTTATACAATATAGATACTTCTTTATATCGAAACGATTTTGCTTTCAGTATAGCTATTCATATAATGAATGGCAACACAGACGGAAAATTTGCTATAGAACTACCGGGAAGTATGATCTATACAAAAGATAAAGATATACTTGTTGACATGCAAGATGATGTTATGCATTTTTTATTAGAAAAAAAAGATTATCAAGGCGAATATATAGTTGCTAAGACACAAGGATTGGATGTACATGTTATGAACAAATTTAGTTTAAGTCGTTTTATCGATGGGGGTTCGGGTGTCTAAAGGATTTCTTTTATTAGCACAAAATACTGACGATGTAGATTATATACGTCAAGCCTATGCATTAGCACTAAGTATTAAATCAACTCAGCGGATTACAACCAATGTTTCATTAGTTACCGATGACAATGTTCCTAAAGAATATATACATGCATTTGATAAAATTATTCCTATACCGTTCGGGTCTGATACAACTTTATCTAAATACAGAACAGAAAATCGCTGGAAGGTATATTATGCAACTCCCTACGATGAAACTATTGTACTAGATACCGATATGCTAGTGTTAGAAGACATTACTAGTTGGTGGAACTATTGTAGCAATTATGATATTAAATTTTGTAATAGTATTCAAAATTATAAAATGGAAACTGTAGTTGATACAATACATCGTCGAGCATTTATAAGCAATAATCTTACCAGTCCATATTGTGCATTATATTATTTTAAAAAAAGCCAATACACTTATGAATTCTTTAAAGTATTAGAATTTGTTGTTAAAAATTGGGAATGGTGTTGGACTAAATTTGCCTCTGAAAATTATCAAAATTGGCTCAGCATGGATTTAGCTGTTGCTGTAACAATTGAAATAATGTGTGCTCAAGAACAAGTATTAGATAGTAATAATCCAATGAAATTTGTGCATATGAAAACACCATTGCAAAATTGGAATGTGTCCACAGAAAGCTGGCAATCGAATGTCCTTAGTAATTTCAATGGAATACTTACTGTTGGTAATATTCGTCAACACAAAATATTTCACTATATAGAAAAAGATTTTTTATCTGACTACATAGTTGATAAATTGCAGGAGTTAAGTCGTGGCTAAACGTCAAAAAAAAATACAAAATAATTCTTTTCCTGAACATAAATTTTATGTACACTATAATGATGATGGAACTATACTTTCTGTAAATAATTTTCGAAATGATGCATATAGTCTTGCAATTGAAATTACATTAGAACAACATCATAGATTAGTTGCTGGATTAGAACAATTTACAGATTTTAGAGTTGGAACTATTATAGATGATAAAGGTAATCCGTCGATTGGACTTATACCGACACGTATTATAGAAGAACATAATTTTAAAAATCGATTATTAAAATGGATTGATAAAGATTGTCATGACTCAGATATAGATATTCATTGGGATGAGTTTAATGATAGATGGATATTTGTAGCATCGGATGTATTTAGACAAAAATATTATGACAATAAATTGCCTATATCCGATTTAACATTGTTTTTAACATTGGGAAAAGACCCTAACTTTTTAATTAAAACATTTAGTATAGATTTAAAAAAAATTACCTACGATAAAATTATAGTGCCATTTGAAACAAAATGGGAAAAAAATATAGATGAAATTGCTATTACAACTAATCTAGCTAGTATTAATTACGCATTAAAAATTTGGAGAATACATGAGTAAAATTAAGGTAATTGAACAGGACATTATATTTCTCAGTTATGATGAACCTAACGCCGAAAAAAATTATGCAGATCTATTAAGTAAAGTACCATGGGCAAAACGTGTGCATGGTGTTAAAGGCTCAGATGCAGCACATAAAGCCTGTGCAGCAAAATGCGAAACAGAATATTTTGTTACAGTTGATGGCGATAATATTATCGACCCTGCATTTTTAGAAGTTGAAATTGACTTAGATGAGCTTGGCTTGACTAAAGATTATGTTTTTAGTTGGTGCGGAAAAGTTCATGTTAATCATTTAATGTACGGTAATGGAGGCCTTAAAATGTGGACGCCTGAGTTTGTTAATAACATGCGTACACATGAAAATTCAGATCCTAATGATACTAAGGGGCTTGTTGAATTTTGTTTTGATGAAAAATACTATCAGTTCAATGAAAATTATAGTGAAAGTTTTACCAACGCTAGTCCATTCCAAGCATGGCGTGCCGGCTTTAGAGAAGGTGTAAAGATGTCATTGGATCAAGGCGCTAAAGTAAAAGACCTTAAAAAAGTTTGGTGGCAAAATTACCATAGATTATTAGTATGGTGTAATATTGGAGCAGATGTTACAAATGGATTATGGAGTATATACGGTGCCAGAGAAGGAGCTTATTTGACCAACTGTACTGATTGGGATTATAGCAATGTGCGCGATTTTGATTGGTTAACTGACCAGTGGGAGAACAAATACAGCAAAGTTACAGATGACATGTTAAGACATGAAATATCTGGATTAGGAGAAACACTTAAACATGAATGTGGTTTGGAACTTTTTGATCCATGCAAAGACTCTAGTAGTTTTTTTAAAACTGTGTTTAACAATAGCCCTAGAATTGTAAGGAAAAAATATAATGTATGATATTGCATTTATAAGTTATAATGAATCACACGCTACTGATAGATATATTGAACTATTAAAAGCCTATCCTTATAATAAATTTTATAGAATTCAAAATATTAAAGGAATACATAATGCACATATTGAAGCTGCTAAAAAGGCAAACTCTAATATGTTTTATGTTGTTGATGCAGATGCAGAAATATTACCTAGTTTTAAATTTAATATTAAGTTAGATCCAAGCGAAGAAGATATTGTACATGTATGGCGTAGCATAAATCCTATCAATGGATTAGAATATGGGTACGGTGGAGTTAAATTATTACCCAAAAATTTAACCATTAATATGAATATTTCTAATCCTGATATGACCACTAGTATCAGTCCTCGATTTAAAATTATAAATGAACTTAGTAATATAACTCGATTTAACACTGATCCATTAAGTACGTGGCGTAGTAGTTTTAGAGAGTGTGTTAAATTATCTAGTAAAATTATCGTCGGTCAGTTAGACGAAGAAACACAGCATAGATTAGATGTGTGGAGATTTAATGGGAGTCAGGCGCCCTTTGCAGAATATTCAAGAGGTGGTGCAAGTGCAGGAGAATGGTACGGAACAACATATAAAGATGATCCAGTATCGCTTGCAAAAATTAATGATTTTGATTGGCTAGAGGAACAATTTAATGCACACACTGAATTGTTCCCTCCAGAAACTTTTAAATAAGATCTGTAGTCATCGGGAAGATTTTAGCAATAACTTTAGCACAAGCTATTGCAACTTCCTGATGCTCTTTTTGTGTACCATTTGAGCTACGTAATTCAATAAAGTGAATCCAACTACGTAACGTACCATTCATATATAACCGACTTTCAATAAGTCCTTCTGGTAATACAGCACGTGCTTGTTCTTTGGCTATTCCTTTACTAATAGCCCATTCGTATGCATCACGACTTTGTTTAATAACAAGCTCCTGCATACGCTCCCATTGATACGCTAAAAACCGATCTTCATCATTATTATGAGGATCTAGTTCTATGCTATTTTGTCTATTTTTGGTATCTTGCTTGCGAGCATCTCTAAGTACAAAGTTGAGATCCTTTGTTGGGTCAGCATAACG